TCTGTAGCAAGTTTTGCTGCAGTTACTGCACTTGCAGCAATCTCTGCTGTATCTACTGCACTGTCTGCAATCTTAGCATTTGTAACTGAGTTTGAAGCAAGTTTTGCATCTGTTACGTTAGCATCTAGAATCTTTGCAGTTGTTACTGAATCTGATGCCAACTTTGCTGCAGTAACATTTGAATCAAGAATCTTTGCAGTTGTTACTGCATCTGCAGCAAGTTTATCAGCAGTTACATTTGCATCTGTAATTTTTGCTGTAGTTACTGCACCTGCAGCAAGTTTTCCTGTAGTTACGTTTAAATCTGTAATTTTTACGGTAGTTACTGAATCTGAAGCAAGCATTGTTGCTGTAACTGTACCAGTATCACCAGATGTAATAACTGTTCCATCTACGTTTGGAAGTGTAATTGTGCGGTCTGCAGTTGGATCTACTACTGTAAGTGTTGTCTCATAAGCATCTGCTGTTGCACCCTCAAATGTAATCTGTGTATCAAATACACCAACGGCTTGTGGTGCTGCCCACTTTATACCAGAGGTTTCTGCTGAGTCTGCTGTTAAGATATAATTATTTTGTCCAACGCCTAATCTAGATATTGCATTGTCTGCAGTACCAACTAGTAAATCACCTTTTGCGTCTGCAATTTTCTTTGTAAGAATATCATGACCTTCAACGGTTGCGGTTGCTCCCTCAACTACTAATCCAGCCTTTACTCTAAAATCTTTTGTTACTGTTGCCATTTACTATCTCCTTGGTTAAGCCTTCAAACCAGTACGCATGTAGCGCAAGGTAATCGGGGTCTGACCCACCACGGGAACTACAGTTAGGTTAACTGTGCCTCCTGCCCTAGAGACGCTAATGGTGCCAATATTCCCATTGTTGTCTACTGTTCCATATTCACTGACGTTATCATTTGTACCGTCAGGAACTATGGTTAACTCTGTTGTGAAGAACTTGTCTCCAGTGCTCTTCTTTAATGTGACCACGTATTTAACGGATCTCCATTCTGAGGCTGTAAAATTATCAAATATTGTGCTGTTCTCAATACCAGTGATTGTTACTTCATTGTTACCCGCAGAGCCTAGGTCTGTTGCTTGTGCTGAAGCGGTATCAATTAAATCTACATAATCTTCTTGAGTTGGTCTATCACCTGTCTGAAACAGGGCCTTAACGCTTGATAATGATATTTTTGCCATGGCTAAATTATATCATAGATTTTAAAGTATATAGTTAGAGAAACCAATTACCTGAACCCCAATACCTGGGGGATTATTTGGTCTATAACCTTCAATACCAATATTGGTTATAGTTAATCTGAATGGTAATATTTCTGTTACCGTTGTTGTTTTAGGATAGTCTGCAGTTACTAAAGATCCAACAGAACCTGATATGTTTTGAATTGTTGGAGATATTACAATTGTTGCTGCTGTAACTAAAAAAGCAATGTTAGAAATTAATGAAGAGTGACCAGGTATATGTTCTACTGTTGTTGTTGGTTTTATGTCAGAGATGGTTTGGCTTCTGCCAATATTAGTTATATTGGTTGTTGCCATGATTAACTTACTGTATCTTGTTCTGTGACTTCACCGATCATAATCATTTCACCCTGACAAACAGTCCAAACACGATAAGTTCCATCTCTTAACTGAATATCAAAAACATCGCCCGTTCTTAAAATCTTAGACTGTGCAGAGTTTAATGTAACAGTAAATTCTCCAACCTCATCAAACTCTGATTGATCTGGATAAACTGTAAACAATAAATCATCTCCAACATTATCAGAGTATCTTCTAAATTCTCCAGAAATATCCCAACCAGTAGTGTCTCCAGCAGATGTTGTATCGTAGTCTAATGGGTTTCCTAGATCATCTTCAACATAAATTCTAAATGAGGCACTATCTCCAATAACACAAGTCCAGTTAACAAGGGGAGGTATATTTCCAACATTATACACTGAAGGGGCAGGAGCAACTGGCTGAGTCTCCATTGCACTTTCATTGGGATTTCTATATACGGCCATTGTTAAATTATACCATTAAGCAAGTCCATTTTTTAATGCCCCCCAAGTTCCATTACCTTTTGGCTGACCAACAATAATAATTCCAGTTGAGGCATTTGATTTAGCAACTACCGCTACAGCCCCTGATCCACCAGTAGGGATTGAGTTTGTCAAACCTCCACCATTTGCAACATATAGTATATCCCCAGCGGTATATGAAGAAGTGTTAATTCCTTCAAATACTCCAGAAATAATTATCACTCCATTTGTATTATTTGAAATTGCTGCCTGTGTTATTCCTACAACTGGAAAGGTTGTTAAATCATCTGAGTCAGACTTTGCAATTAATGGTTTTGTTGTATAGCCAGAGATCCGTACTGGAGTTCCTTTTGCAATTGTTGAACCTGTTGTATTTCTAACTTCTAAAGAAATAAATGGAACACCAACGTTAGATAAAATATCTTCTAGTCGTTCTGCAAGTGATTGAATGTCCTCATGAACATTTACAGGGTCACTTAAAACGGGATAAGGAAGGTCATAATTAGTAGTTGCACCAGTAGCCATAGTACTTATTATTATACCACTTCCCCGCATAAAAATTAAAAAGTTATAGAAATGTTACCTAAAGTTTGACCTTGAAGCCAAATTCATGTTATAATTAATACATGCTACCAACAGGTAGCATTTGTTCTCTAGGAGGTTATTATTATGAGAAGAGACAAGAAGGCTTGGATTGGAATCCTAGCAATGGTTGGAGTTGTGGCACCCTTTAGCAACTTTGCCAATGCATCAACTACGGAAAACAACTTACTAATTAAACAGGCTGAAAACCCTGCTGCCACCCACAAGGTGGCTTTTGTTGTTTCTAAAGCAAAAATGTTAGAACGTTATGAAAACAAAACAGATCTTACAGATCTTGAATTAAAGAAGTTGCTTTCTTTGGTGGGATTCAAAGGCAACGACTTAGTAGTAGCATGGGCTATTGCTAAGAAAGAATCTAATGGTCGTCCCTTAGCATTTAACGGAAACCATAAGACTGGAGACTCATCCTATGGGATGTTCCAAATTAATATGATTGATACACTGGGTCCTGATAGACGAGATAAGTTTGATCTTGACTCTAACGCTGAATTATTTAATCCAGTAAAAAATGCTGAGATTGCATACTATATGTCTAAAGGTGGAGAAGATTGGTCTTCTTGGAAGGGCATAACCCCTAAGACTAGAATGTGGATGAACAAATTTCCTAAATAGGACGGCCTATTTATATTTTTTCATTTTTCCAAGCAACATAGTCTGATCCAAATATATTTCCATTTCCTGCACGATAATGGTCTATGGAGTCGTTGTGTATTTTTTTTGCATCTTCTCCAGCGTATAGCATAAAGCCTTCTTTGTTTACAGATAATGTATTATTTATTGATTTTGTAAATATAATATATCCAACCTCATTTATTTCATAGTCAAGAACATTGCTATATTTTTTATTTAAATAAAACTGTTCTTTAATATCATTTAATATATTTTTTAAAAATATGTTTTTGGGAGATGACGCAAATATCATTTGTGTGTATCCAGGATTATCTGGCTCTTCTGATACTGCAAAGTTTAAGTTTATATCTAGCCAATACTCTATGGGCTTTTTACATAAAATATCTAGATCAGAGTATAAACCACCATTAATATAAAGGCACATATATCTCCAAAGATCTGCCCTTAATACGTTTATGCTGTAAGACATATATATCTTATGCCATTCTTTACCAAAGTTTTTTAAAACAAACTCTTCTCTTTCTTTTCCAGAAACGTATCTATACTCCCATTCTGGATTTACATTTTTCCATGAACTTGAACATTCTAAAGCCTTTAAGTCAAGTTTGTTATAATTGCATTCATATGTTTGCCAGATTACTTTAGGTATCATTCTTTAATTATTCATTCTTAATTAAAAGATTTAGCCCTATGTTTATACTTGATGCAAGAGGTGGGGCAATACCTTCGTCCCATACCGCTCTAAAGCAACTAGTGCAAACGCCAGCATAGGCTTTCTTTATTGCATCCTGCCTTTCTTGACTATTCCAAATTTCTTTAATTGTTTTATTGTTTATATTTTCGTAAGTAGTTTCATAGTTAAAGTCTGCACAGCAAAGATAAACATTTCCTGTTGCAGAAATAAACAACTCTTGGTCTGGATATTTATTTCCACATGCAACAACTTTACCCTTTTGATTCTTTTGAATAGCACTTTGATTTGAAATAATTTTAAGTTCAGAAAGTACATTGGTTCTATCAGATAAATTATTTCTTAAAGAAACCATAAATTTTGGAAACATGTCTTGCATTTTATCTACAATTCTTTGGTGCTCACCATCAGAATAAAACGGAGCATTCTCTAAAACTTCCATCCATCCACCATTCTGAATCTTTGCTTCTGGACTAATTCCATTTACAAGAATCATTAATTGCTCACCCTTAAAGGTATCTGAAAGTATGTCGCTTGCGTATTCAAGATTATTTATTAATTTATCAAATAGTTTTGGGTTAAACCCAGTAAACTTTGACCATTGATCTTTTTCTATTGATGGAATGTTTAGTATTACATCTGTTACTACATCGCTATAATCTTTTATTAGGTCAGTTTTATCTATTGTTAAATTTACCCCGTTAGAAAAAATATACATCTTAATGTTATATTTTCTATGAAGGTCTAGCATTTCTTTAAAATATGGATAAAGCAAAGTCTCATTGTAATGTATTGGATTGTTAACGATGTCAATATCTGGATCAACAAAGTCTCCCCTTCCTTCATCAATTTGCTTTAAAATGCTCTCCATGGTTTCAACAGACATAGTTCCACGATTTTCTTTTGGGTTTCCTAAGTATGCAACTGGACAAAACCAGCACTTAGCGTTACATACTCCATTTGGATCTATGTTTATGTGTTTAATCATCTACACTAATCCATTCCTCTAATTTAGTTTTTGGTTCCCATCCAAGAACTGTTTTTGCTTTTTCTATATTAGAAAGAATTGATCTTGACTCTCCTGGTCTTTCTGGTATATTGATTGATTCATAATTAAAGAAGTTTGCTATATCATTTATAGAGTAGTTTATTCCCCCACCTATATTAAATATTTGACCAAAATATTTTTTATCTATATCTTTTGTTGCTGCAAGAATATTTGCCTCAATTACGTCTCCAACATATGTAAAGTCTCTTCTTTGCTCACCATCGCCAACAATAGTTAAAGGTGTTTTATTTTTCTTTTGATTTTTAAATGTTCCTATTACTGGAGCATAGATTCCCTCTGATGGTTGACGACTACCATACACATTAAAATATCTTAAAATAATTGTTTCAAGTCCATATAAGTCAGAATATGTTTTGCATAGTCCTTCAGCAAAAACTTTTGAATTAGAATACGGAGTTAAGCAGTCGCTTTCTTGTGTCTCAATATTTGGAACTGGATTTCTTCCATACGCAGAGGATGTTGATGAAAAAATAACCCTTTTAACTCCTGCTTCCCTTGCACACTCTAAAACTACCGAGGTACCAAGGGCATTGACTCTAACTGTTTCCATTGGATGTGCGATTGTTCTTTGTATTCTTGCCATAGCAGCAAAATGAAAAACATAATCAATTCCATCGTAAAGTTCTCTGGTGTTTACATAATCACAAATATCTAGTTTATAATTTTTTGCTTTTTCATTCCAATAGAACTGCTTGTTTGCTACTGCTGATTCATTGTCAATAACTGTAACTTCGTGTCCAAGATTAATTAAATAATCTGTGAGATTTGATCCAATAAAACCTGCTCCACCTGTAATTAAAACTTTCATTTATTCCTCCCAAATTGCATATTTACATTTTCTACAAAAATCACTATAAGAATTCTTAATCATTTCCTGTCTTTCTTGACCTTCCCAAATATCTTTAATTGATCTATCCTTTATGTTGATATATGCTGTTTTAAAGTCATAATCGTGACAACATAAAATTATATCACCATTAGCATTCATGTGAAGCCACTCTTCTGAACGGCTAGGCCCAAAGTCTTCTCCTCCAGCACAACCAACCACTTTTTTATTAAAGTTGTCTGCTTGTATTTTTATAATATCAAAATTAGTTAGAATATCATTTTCTTCAAGTTTTCCAGATCTATCATTTAGGTGTATATCGCTAAAGACTGAGGACCTTGGAAATAATCTTTTAAACTCTATAAGAGACTTAGCAACATCGCCAGTATTTCTATCATAGTCTAAATGTGGCGCTAACCTTAATAACTTTACTCCTCCACCATTTTCAAATAAAGAATCTTCTTGTACTCCATTTACCTGAATTCCAAAAGACATGTTATTTTTAAAAAACTCTTCTTCTGCATATTGTAAATTTTCAATTAACTTATTAAACATCTTTACATTAAATCCAGTATATTGAGCCCACTGATCTGGAAATGCTGACGGAATGTTTAATGTTATAACCTTAACCACATGAGGATATTTTTTAATAAAATCAATTTTATCTTTATTAAGTGTTGTTCCATTACTAAACAATATTGTCTTTAGTTTATATTTTTCATACGCTTTAATCATTTTTTCAAAATCTGGGTATAAAAGAACTTCATTATAGTGAGCATTGATAACAGTATCAAATTTTGGATCTACAAAATCACCACGACCCTTATCTAATTGGTCTAAAACATTAACCAGAACGTCTATGTCCATGTTCTTTTTCCCAATTATTGGATTTCCACCATAGGCAACTGGGCAGTACCAGCACTTTGCATTGCAAATTCCATTTGGATCAAGTTCAAGAACCTTCATCATTTTTTTTTCCATATTAATAATACTTTTCTATAAAAATATTTTTATCTTTTAATTTTTTTAATAAAAAAGAATAGTGATTGTCAAATTCTTTCCAATTTTTTAAATCTGTCCAATTGTTTTTTGACATTTTTTCTTCTTTTATATCTTCGATAAAATATTTTTCTAGTTGATCTTCATTAGAGATATTTAAAAATTTTAAAAGATCATTTCTTTTTGTTTTTTCTATAACTAAGTCCTCAATCCTAAGATTGATATATTTTTCTTTTGGTATTTTTGATAAAGAATTAAAAGATTGCATAGTTCTATCATACCACCAGTCTAGAGCATCAAACTCATTTTTATTATTTGATAGTGAAAAAAAATCTCTCATCTTATAAATAGAGTAGGCCGAATCTCTTCCATCCCTAAACATATGAATAAACTTTGACTCTGGTAAAATATTTAATATTCTATTAGAATATCTTATATTTGATGGCGTAGAATCTGCAAGATATAAAGAATTAACATTAAATGATTTTTGCTTTACAAATATACTAAAATAAAAAGACCTAATAGAATCAATATTATTGTCTTTAAAATTATTATTTAAGTTTTGTTTAATTAGTTGTAGAGAGTCATTGTTAATTGAGTTTGATATGCCAACAGTTTGTTTTGTTCCTGGAAGCCATTCCTTATTTAAATAAAGATTAAATGTGTTTAAATCTTTACTATCAAGTAAGTCCAATAGTCCAAATTTATCTGTCATAACTCTAAGTTCTAATGGGTCACTTGCATACACTTTTGAATGATGTCCAAGATATTCTTGAGTTATTGTTGTTCCACTTCTTCCAGTCCCTCCAATAAAAAGTGGAATCATTTATCAAAAAACTCTCTACGAAAATTATTTAATTCTTTCATGTGTTGTATTTCTTTAAAAAACCTATCTCTATAGGTTTGCCTTAAATCATCTCCATATCTTAAAATCATATTATCATCAGTAATTTCAGCATAATACAAAACTTTTTCTAAAGTAAAAATAAAATTTTTAGACCTATTACAGTATTCATTTAGTCTTTGCCATAAGTCTTCATCTCCACTATAATCTGTATTATCAAAATATCCTATTTTTTCAAATGCAAGTTTATTAAAAAATGCATGAGCAAGGTTTTCCATTGGAGTAAAAGGTGTGTTGTACCATTCTGGTGGAGAGTTTCCAAACCTAACCTCAAGATCTTGAACTCCTAAAATTTTTGGATTATTATTAAAAACATTTACTACTTCTTCAAACCTGGTAGGTTGAGAAAAATCATCAGCATCGTGAGTAGTATAAATATCGTAATGTCCTGATTCCATAAAACGAATTCCAGTATTCTTACTATAAAAGCATCCACTATTTTTGTTATTATTAACTATTTTTACTCTTGGATCATATAAAAATTTTTTTGCCTCTAATAGAGAGTTATCTGTTGATGCATCATTTACTATAACCAAGTCAAAGTTAGTATGTGTTTGTTCAAGGATGCTGTTGATTGCTCTTTTTAATAACCTTTCTTCATTATATACTGGCAATGCTACTAAAATTTTAGTACTTAAAGTATTCAAGTTCCCACCACCATTCATTTTTTATAATATCTATATATTTTTTATTAAAAACATCTAAACATTTTATATCTTTAGGCTTAAAAGCCTTTTCATAAACATCTAACTTAATTTTAGGAAGTGAATGGTTTGGCAAAATTTTATTTATTTCTTTTTCTATTCCAGACTCGTATCTTAGAAACTCAGACACTTGTATTTCTCCAGAATCAGATGTGTATATGTTTTTATTACTTTTTAGCCACTCCCATCCAAGTTGATTATTAAAATATAGATCAACTAAACTTTCTTTATTTATTTTTTCTAAACTGTTCCAACTTGTTTCTATTTTTTGCATTTTTAATCTATGAAAAAAATGAGATAGAACCATGTCAAATGGATTTCTTATAAAAATATAAGACTTTGTATTTGACAAATCAATAACCTTTGATATTTCTGAATATGAAACATGATTGTAAAGTTCTTTATAGTTTCTTGGTCTATAACCAGGATACCTTATTTCGTCTTTAATTGCCCATGCAGGGTCATCAGATGTTCTTGGTGTTACTATAGCGTCTTCTGGCATTATCTTAGAAAGTACAACTTCTAAAGATGTTCCACCGACCTTTTGGTTTTTTAATAACAAAAAGTTATTAGTTTTAGAATAAATCATTTTTACTATTCTCCAAATTAACAGGTTCTTTTAGTTCTTCTTGTATTTTTTTTAATAATATGCTATGTTCTGAAAACTCAAAATCTTTTTCAGATAAAGTTCTCATAAAAGGACAAAATTTTCTTGCCTGCTTCATGCACTCTAAATGTAGTGGATATACATCCGAATAAACTCTTGGACCATCTAATCCGTCTTTTGATATATAACTATTACTTGAAGTCCACCTGCAACACAACTCCTCATTACTAAAGCCATTACCACAGTATCCACAAAGATTGTCTGTTACTACCATCTCTTCATTCTTTAAGTTAACAGATAAAAGACCGTGTTCTTGACTAATAAATAAAGGAATTGATTGCCATGGAATCGGTACAATCTTGTGTAAATATCTATTAAATTTGTTTGAAAAGTTTAACGTTTTATTAAAGTGTAAACGCTCTGGAGTTACTACATACGGCCTTGGAAGTCCAGTAACTTCTGCATTTTCACTACTCCAAGTAAAATCTTTTTTATAATACTTTTCCATATTTTCTATTCATACATTTTCTTTTTCCAAATATTTTTTTTATACCATCCCATTGACGCATTCATACTTCTTTTACCATTATTAATTGCTTCAGGGATTATACTTCTATCAATTTCACTTTTCCAATTTTCTGTTTTAAATAAAATTAATTGAGCAATTGGAGTTCCTGCCTCTATAACTCCTTCAAAGTTTAAACTAAAATGTACTGGGACATTTCCTTCATGAACAACCATCTCGCCATCAATTATTCCAGACAATGTTATAAAAGGCAAGTCAAATCTATTTAGTGGATGAGTTAATAGGGCACTATATCCTTTTGGAATCTTAAATAAATGTTTTGTTTGCCAGATATAGTGATTGTCAGAATATCCATTTGGTGTTGGAAGGTTTGGATTTACGTCTTTTGATCTAATATCAATAAATTTTTGAGTATAGTCATTCCATGTTATTACTGGACCACCATCTGTTTGTTCAACAGATATATCTACAGGTAGTGGAATCATATATCCAATGGTTAAAGAATCACTAAAACTAGTGCAACTTTTAAATGTGTGTGGATACGGAAGTCGTTTTGGCAAACTCATTCCGCCTTCAAACTTTTTTTCATTTTTATACCAAGATGGAATAAAAAATTTAGAAGACTTTATTTGAGGGAAAACGTCATCTATTGCTATATGTTTTAATATATTTTTTTTATTAGTAAACATTATTTATACTCTTTTCTTTGCCAAAAAAGCCTTTTATATCTATCAAAAAAAAGACTTGATAGTTTTGTAAAATGTTCAAATGATACCTTTATGTCTTTTTCTGTTCCTTGTTTAATAGTCCAACTGTCTCTTTTAATTGGTATTACCTGTACCATTGGAGTTCCTGCTGGTATCATTCCCTCAAAATTATGATCTTTTAAAACAAATGGAAAGTTTATTGCATAATTGTATGTGTCTGTATCAACAAGACCTTCTATAATCTGAAAATATTCATTTCCTCCATGAACTGGAGCAATAAATAAAGATGAGTAACCTTTTGGGGTTTTTATTGACCAAGGGTTAATCCATTTAGGATATTGGTGCTGATTCATGTGTGGGTGATAGGCTGCTTGTTGAATTGGATGAAACTCAATATCTATATTTCCACTTGTTATATATACAATATCGCCATTTTCATTTTTTTTAACCCAAAGATCACAATAAGTTGGAATTATATACCCAGCAGTTAATGCATCAAAAACTGGAATACACTTTTTTATTGTTGATTTAGTTTCACCATTAAAGAAACCTTCTTTTTTATTGCCTATGTAGGGTTGAGTTTTTTTATACCATTCAGGCAAAAAAGACGATGCTGGCTTTGGAAAATAATCTAAAGAAACATCTGAAATTTTTGAAAAAACAATACTATTACTCATAATTTACCCCCATATAAAAGTTTTTAAAATAACTATGTTTATAAAAAAATAAGTAGTTTATTACTTTGGAACATCTGGCAAGGGTTGTGAACTTAATGCAATTTCTTCATCAGACAAACCTGCTTGTTGTTCCAAAACAACTACTGGTGCAATTTCTACAGGCATTACTGTAACTGGAGCAATAAACTCTGTTCCATTCCATTTCCACAATACCTTAACATTTTCATCAGTAATTATTGGACCATCAACTTCTGAAGAAAAATTAGTTGATTCAACTGATATAACAGTATTATCGTTTGCTGAATCAAGAACTGCCCACTTTATTTTTTGTGGATCTAAAAATTCTCCATTTACATATCTCTTTAGTAGATAAGACTCTGATCCTTCTTCTACTTCAATAACATGATCTGCAGATGTGTCTACAGGATTTTCTGATTCATGTTCTGCATAAACAACATTATCTTTTAATTGTACATACTTTTTCATTTTTTATCTCCCTTTAGTAGTATTCTACGACTTCATAGCGACATGGACCTGTTGCTGTAATTGTTGTTGAATCTACTAAGTAAATTCCATAAACAGCACTTGTTAGTGATGTTGATCCACCTGAAAGATTTGTTGCATTAAGTGAAATGTTTCGTGCACCAATAGTAAATGCTGGAATATCTGAAATATATCCAAAAGTGTAGTTTGGTATTGATTGGTATCTATTTTGTACATAATAGGAAACAATAACGTTATTAAAACCTTTTCCTGGTGATGAACCGCCTTGACCACCCATACCTGCTGCTGCAGTTGTTGCTGTTGAGGTTGCTCCAGTAGCAGCACTAAGTGTTCCAGTTGCAGCAACTGATCCTGCACTTCCAGTACTAAAAGAGTTACAAATTGTTTTTGCTACTGTTACTGCAGAAATTGTTATATTTCCTGATGTTGCAGCGGTACCACGTTGAATAGACTTAATTGCAGATGTAATTCCACCTGATGTAGGAAATGTTGCGATACCCATGTTATGCTATCTCCACTCCGCTAATATGAAAGTTAACTGATGTTGCTGAAGCAAAGCCTTTAATGGTCTTTGTTGTAGCAAGAACTTGCTTAAGATCAATATATGCAGTTGTATTTGCTGCAAGTGCTGTTGTTGTGTGTAGAGAAACATCATCTAGCAATAGAGAAAATGTTTGTGCTGATGCTGATGTATTTGTAACAGCGATGTTTGTTACTACCGCTGTGGTGGATGCTGGCACTGTATAGAGAGTTGCAGAAGACGTTGCTGCTGCTGCTCTTGCTAGTGCTTTAGTTGTTGTAGCCATTAATTACTACCTCCTAAGTAGGTCATAGTGTTATTATACACTATTTTTTTTAACAATTATGATATTTCAGCACCACTAAAATGGTACTTTATCCCTGATGCATTGGCATATCCAGCAATAATTTGTGTTGTAGCCAATGCCTGCTTAATATCAACAACTGTTGTTGAATATGCTTCGATTGGGGTATTAGAGAATAATTCAACACCGTTCAATAAAATATAAAAGTATACAGTTCCAGAGGTTGTATTACAAATTGATATGTTGCTAAGAACTGTTGTTGTACTTGCTGGAACAGTATAAAGCGAGGCAGAGGATGTAGGGAAAGTCCCTCTAGCAAGTGCTTTTAATGTAGTAGCCATTTATTTTTCTCCAATTGAATAATTATACATGATTATAATGCCCCTATTAAGACTAATAGTTCAGATGCAACACCAGTTAAAGTGTTACCAGCATAAGTAATTGTCTTATTTGTTAATGCTACAGAATTTGATAAGGTAACGGCTGGAGCAGCCCATTTTACGCCTAAAGTTTGTGCAGAGTCTGCGGTAAGAACATAGTCATTGCTTCCAACTGAAAGATTGTCTACTGCATCATTTGCAGATCCAATAATTAAATCACCCTTAGCATCAATAATTCCTCTTGAAACGCTACCTGCTGGGTCAAGATTGGTTATTTGTCCTTGAAGATTGTTTAGTGTATATGCAATAGAGGGGTTTACTAGGTTTGCAGTATTAGAATTTGTAGTCGTGTAATCTGTTGATCCATAATGATACAACTTGAATGCTGCTTGAATGTCAGCATTATCTACATACCCAGGTATTTTAGTTGGGTAAAGTGTTCCAATTAATTCAGATGCCATATGTTTTCACCTTGTCCATTATATCATAACCGATACAAAAATATGAACTGAAACTTCTGCATCAAGTGCGCCCCAGGTTCCATCATACTCAGAAGCCTCAAGATTTATAACTAAATTTGTTCCAGATATGCTAATAGATGAAAGAGAGGATGCCAATGGTTTTGTATTTTGAATTGAGTATTGAACATTAAAATTTGCAGCGGTAAGTCCAAGGGCAGTAGATATATTTGTTATTGGAATAACTACAGATCCGCCACCAGCATATGCGCTTGTTCCAGAAACAAAATTTACTGTATGCAACTTAGAATAAATTGTTGGGTTTAACCTTAAAACCTCTACCCAAGTATCTCCACCAGGTTCTGAAACATATTGATATAGGTATCCATAGTCTGATCCAGGAGCAGAGTTAATATATAGGTCGTTTAATATTTTAGTTGATATGGTAGCCGAGTTTGGATTTCCTATGCCCACAAAAACTTTACTACCACGAGTTCCAGTTGGTCCAATATCAACCAAAAGTTCAATTACCTCTGGTCCCGATAAAACAGTTAGATCGTCATTAGACAATACTACATCTGGCATTACACTGCCCCAGTGATATCATCTGTTACTGTAATGGAACCAGTAAGTAGTGTAAATATATTATTTGCCCCATTGTCAATTTGCACATCATATACATATGAGGTTCCAGCAACTAGTTCTCTTCCTTGGGTAGGAGTAATTGTGCACGTAATAATATCATTTGTGGTGTCTACTGTTGCTGTTCCTACAACCTGTGTTCCAGCACTACCACGCCTATTGGCTATTGTAAAATCTGCATTGCCAGCATAGGAATCAAGAGAAAATGTTGTTCCATTTGCATTTTTTGGACGGATTACAAATTGATACGTGTCACCACGATAGTAACTAAAATTATAAGTACCTGGAAATGCCATTATTCCTCCTGCTTTATTATACCATTAACAAACAGAGATATAGATGCCCTTTAGCAATAAAGTGCTTTCTGAATCTGTTCTTGCCTGCGGTCTTGCTCCATATCCTTTAATTCTTTGGTCATCGATATATACCGTTTGAAAAAATGACATGTCGTAAGAATATTGGTATTTAAGGTTTGCCACATATGAAGTAGGGGAGTTTGAATATTTTTCATTAAATGTTCTAAGCCATAACTCGGTATAGTTTGATTCAGTGCTTATTGTAAAGTCATACCTTATGTCAACTTTAGCCCCTAGTTTTAAACCTTTAAAATTAAACATGTTCATATCTGACAACCAAAGTTCATTACTATTTTTCATAATATATTCTTGGTTTGAAGATTCAAGGTTTGGATAAAAACTAAGAGATACCCACCCATCATCTCCTCTTTGTGGTCCTAAAATGCTAAGTTTGTCTGATCCATTTTTATAATATACCCATCCTGGATATTGTCCTGAAACTGAATCATAGCCTTCTCCGCCTTTACCAGGCTCTCCACGCTCTCCCTGTGGTCCAGGCCTACCACGTTCTCCTTGTGGTCCCTGAGCGCCTATATCACCTTTGTCGCCCTTATCCCCCTTGGGACCTGTTAATCCAGTTTCTCCTTGAAGACCAGGAACTGCAATATATTGCTTATCTAATTCTTGTGGATTTGAAGATTGAACAGCATCTAAATAATTTTTTTTTCTTAAAGGTTGAGGCGATTCCATATTCTTTGCCACAATTTTACTACCTTGACTGTGTTCTATAAACCTTAGTTCCAACTTTAATTACAGGAGGAATATTTACTTGTGCTGGAGTTACTATAACTATCATAGCGTACCGCTTACATCACCTATTACACAAATTGTTCCAACAACTGGTGTCCACTTGGTAACTTCATCTCCGCCACCGCCAGATACTCCATCTCCAGGTAGTGTAGCCTGAAGGTCAAACCTTAACTCTGCAACGACTGGCTTGTATTTGCCAAGTCCCCAGTTCTTTGTAATGTTTGCTTTTGCAATAATATAAATAACACCGTCTTCATAGGACTCTACCGTTAATAAATCCAGGGCATCTGATACTGGATCGTATGAAGTTGCTATAAATGTCCAAGCGGTAGTCTCGTATGGAGTGGTTTCATCATCTTCAAAAAACTCTACCTTAAGAGTTGCCGTATCTCCACGGACAACGTTCCACTGAATGTTGGCAGGTGTTGCGCCAAGTTTTTCGGTTGTAGGAGTACACATAATATTAGATTATACCATAATTCATAACTGGACACTCTAAGCGCAGTGGGGTGGGGGTAGAACCTAGAGTGCCAGCCTTCACATTATAACATTAATTTATACCAGTACACATAAAAGTATAACAAAAAGTTATATGTTAAATTGTTATCAAATTGTTATATTCCTATATGTCCGTTTTGTAACTATAAGTCTATTTTAGCCAGGTATTGAATAGTGTATACTAAATATATAAAGAAAAGAATATACTATAGTTAGGTTTTTTAAAGATAGTTTATATATAGTAGTTATTTAGAACGAGAAACAAAGTCTAATAACACTTCGTACATATGATCAAGTTTATCACTAGTGGCTTTACGCAAAACTTTTGCATCTTCTTGTTCAATTTTAATTGCCTTAATTTCATCACGCATACTGGTTCCGCCGTTTGTTTTAGTTTCGGCACGAATATCTTCTACGGCTTCGGCAATAGGTTTGATTTGAATCTTTATGTACCAGCGAATCGCACCAATTATAATTGCGCCAATTGAAAGCAAAGCGAGAATAAATTGTGCCCAGTCAGTTGCTGTCATAATAACACTATTATACATTATTTTTATTTCAAATTCGGCGGGATACGAATTAAGCCGAAAAATAGAGTATACAAACCTCCCCCTGACAACATAAGAGTAATACACTCTAACAGTGTCAAATACTGGACATATACTCTATATCTGCTATAATCGTATTATGGAAATTACAACTACAAAAGAACTATTGGTGGAAAACCTTATCAAGTATTTTAACGCAGACTTTTTAAAGAGTCTTGAAGAGGCAGAACTTGATGAAGATGAGAAACATGCAAACATTATATTATCTAGAAAGAAGATCAAAGCAGATGCTGAAGGTTTGGCTACTGTGGTCTTTAAATCATTTGAGTAATTATGTCTGACCAGGATGATCGTGATGTTAGACCTTGGGATTTATTTAATGGATCTCCTAGGTCGCCAGAAGAAGTTGCTCAATACCGTTTAGAAATTTGTAAAGGTTGCGACTTCTTTAGACCAAGAACTCAAACCTGTAAAAAGTGTGGATGTTTTATGGCTGCTAAGTCTATGTTACAAAATGCCAAGTGTCCTATTGGTAAGTGGTAAAGTTGTTTAACAAAAATAATGATTGCGTTATAAAGTTTGTTGGCATGGTTAAAGGAATTAAAGATATAGAAGAATTAAGACCAAAACCAGCAAGTAAATTTTTACCAGATTGGTGGAAAAATATACCACAACAAAGTCTATTTGGAAACCCTACTATTAAAAAATGTCCTGGGGTTCATGATTTTTTAAAACATGGGTATATCTTGCCTATGTGGGCTAATGTTAAAATTATTACAAACGAATCTAGTATAGGCTATGAGGTAGAAGAAAATAAATATGGTCTGGACTTCTTGCCATGGACAGAACATCCAAATGACCAATTATTAAACTATGGAAACTTTAATTCAAATGGACAAAAAATTACTCATGTTTTAAATATGCAAACCCCATGGAGGATCATAACACCACCAGGATATTCCACAATGGTGCTTCCTTTAAATTATGAATTTAATGAAAATTTTACAGTAATGTCTGGAATTTTTGATACAGATATCTTTCACACCACAAATGTTCCAACATTTATTCACACAGAAAAAGGTTCTTTTGATATTAAAATGGGAAATCCTTTACTTATGTACGTGCCATTTAAAAGAATAAAAAATAAGGTAGAATTCTATGGTGTAGAGGATAAAGAACACAAACATGTAATATATCAAGAAGATTTAATTAATGATCTAAGGCAATGAAGGTGTTCCATATAGAAAATACAACAGAAAAGAGATAAAAAATGACTAATAGAGTTATCAAAATTAATATACCAATGGTTTTTGATCAAGGTGTTATTACAGCGCTGACTGGAAAAAACTTTGAGAAACCAAGTGATTTCTCAGACTACTGCCAGGATACAATGTATCGTATGCTTAAGAAAGCATGTGAGTCTTCTGCTATTCAGTATATGATGCAAGTTGAAGAAGTTACAGATCTTTAATCATACCGTTCAAAATCTGAAAAATTTTATAAATAGGGTTTGACCAAAATCTGAATATTTTCTATACGTGTATGATACATGTTTTTGTGAAATAAAAATAAATAAATTAGTGAGCACACTACTACCCTGTAAAGATCTGATACTAGTGCGACCTAACTATTCTAACACTTGCAAGGGTCTATGCGGGTCTCATTCTCACTAAAAATAATGATACCTGTGTCACCGCAGGTCTCGCATGTATGTGCATACATTCCATTCATTTACTTATCCCAACACTTAGGGCAAGTGATAATGTCATCACTGGCAAAGGCTTCACTTGACATCTTGCTATCGCATAGGCGACATGATAGAGTAATCATTCACTTACCTACCTTAGATAGAGCCATATAGCGTTCAACAATAATCTTAGCCTTATCAAAGCCGTACTTGTTGTTTAGTATTTGGCATTGGCGTAGTGTCAATGCATAGGTACTAGGGTTATTCTTACTTAGTATCTCAGAGCCAAACTCTGCTACTAGTTCGTTAGTTATTTCGTTAGTGTAGTTCATAATGAACCACCTTTCTTTTAATGTGATAGACCTTGTGTCTATCGCTTTTCTTGACCTAGGTTATTTGCTCTTATTGGGAGGCTCACTAGGATTTGTGTTACTATTTAATTTTTCTTATACTAGAAGTATAGCATAGAAATGTCAAAAAGTCAAGTTTAGACACGGACAATTCGGACATTTTCTGTGTGATATGCATCACACGCCTCGAAAAAAGTTATCCACATGATGCACATCACACCCCCATTTCACGCTCAAGTTATCCACATGACCTGTATCACAATCCCTTTTGTCCGCT